CTACATCAAGCACGATTAAGAGGGACAATGCTGGGTCAGTGTAGGAGTGTAGGGTGTAGGGTCTCTTTAACTTTATATATATAGAATGGGTTGAGGGGATTTCTATTACAAACTAATAAAAACAGACCCTACACCCTACACCCTACACTGGGAAATATTTAGAGGGGACAACAGACACTATTCTGGGAAATATTTAGAACATTAAATCTTCTCTAATAGTATAATGGTTAACCGAAAGAGAAAAGGAGGAGCAGTTTTACGGAGCGGAAAAAGAACGGGCAGCGATGTCCCCAATCCCAACTACAATACCCCCGTAGGAACTCCAGCAGGTTCGCCTGTCGTCCCCGCACAACCACAAGGTCATCATCACATTCAACCATTCAATCCTTTTCCGTTTGGATTCCAACCACAGGAACTATTCCCAACATTTGCTCCTATCCCACCCAACAGCGAGGGAGAAACCGACAACGAGAGCGAGAGGTCGTATGGAGGTCGCCGTTGCCCGATGGAGGACAGCTTCTTCTTCCCACCGAGAGATAGAGATAGACGATACGATACGGTGGAATATAGTCGGGTTGTTCCCCATCACGGTGGATTTAGAATGACGCACTCATTTTAGATTTTTTAATCTCCATATAGATTATAATGGATTGTTTAGAAAAACCTGAATTGAAGAGAGAGATTAAACTCTCCACCCAACCTCTACCAATGGAGAACGCTACCTTTGTCGTCCATTCACACGACACCACCACAGAGAAGATGATAATCGCCTACGATATTGCTGGAAATGCGATTGAGTGTTCCATTGAGGATATTTTGAATAACAAATACAGACCGAAACCAGACTACGGAATAACAGAAGAACCCAAAGCAGAACCCAAAGCAGAGGGAAAGTGTTTCCATACCACCCCTCAAAAACTAACCAAGGAGATGACGACGAGTGCTGGGTGTAGGGTGTAGGGTCTGTTTTAATTAGTTAGAATTAGAAATATAATAACAAGTTCATCGCTTCTTATTATAAAAGATAAAGACACCCTACACCCAGCACCCAGCATTACACGCTCATTTAGATTATAGTTATATAATATATTTCGCAACAACCCAATCCGCTGATTTCCGTTTTTCACCTTCTTTTGTGTTCTTATCCCGCAGGTTCTCAATCTCCTGTTGATACTGGGTGAGGTTATAACCCATCTTCCCCAAGTGTCGTCTCATCGCCACGAACCTGCCGCATGTCTGTATCTTGGGGTCTAACTTTTGTAATCGCTTCTTGTTATAGACAACGGAAAAGCCGTCCTTCTTTGCCTTATCAAATAGGCGAGTAAGGTCATTCGTCGCCTGACCCAAGATAAGACGAACCATTCGGGGAATGAACCGCCAATCAGTATCCCATTTCGCCCCGTAGGAGTTCATATATTCAACCGTCTTTCCAAAGCGAAACAGCCCTACGAAATGACCGCTGTTGGGCTTGTCCTCAATCAAGAGAACCTTGAAACTGTCGTCCTTGGGTAAGAGTTGCTGGATACTATCGTAGTTGCTTAACTCGCTGTATTTTATAATGTCGCTGGGGTTTATTTCTAAATACTTTTCCAAGTCAAAATTACTCATCGGTTCTCCTATTCGTTTTTGGATTTCCTCCTCGCTCATTTTACTATAGAGAGAGAAAATAAAAGACAATTTAGATTATTTTGCGGTTAGTTTAGCAGAAAATAAAATATCGTGAATATATAGAGATGGTTCACTGGAATAATTCATACCTATTTGGAAAAGCTCAAGAAAGCAAAATCCTACCCCTATTACAGTCTTATTTTGGTAGAGAGATTACTCCCACCGAAGGAAGGTATGCTAAATACGATTACAGCGACGACGACTTCAACTACGAAGTCAAGTCAAGGACGAACACGATGACGGCATATCCCACCACGATGATTACCAAGAACAAGACCGAAGGGAGTGATAAACCTGTTATCCTGCTATTTAATTATAAAGATTGCCTTGCTTACATCAAGTATGACGAAGAGCAATTCAAAGACTACCTTGTAGAACAATTCAGCAGAGCGGGGCTAAAGGCGGACGAGAAACCCCATCTATATATCCCAATAAACCATCTCTCCGTTATAGAGATTTATTAATAATGGAATGAAACCATTTTCTCTTATAATGGTTTCATTTTCCAGAACAAAAAAAAGAGGGAAACCCCCTATTTTTTATTTTTGTATTTTTTTGGAGACAGTCAAACCCAACGAGAATGCGACTGCTTGATTCTTTTGATTTGGGCGGCAGACATTCCAAAATAATTATTCTTCTTCAACTCCTCCTCCCACCCTGCGATTAATTCGTCAGCCGCCTTTTCAGCCGCCTTTTCAGCCGCCTCCATTTTTGTAATCGTATAAACGACCTCAATCTCGTATGGAACACCAAAGAACTCACACCTATCCTCATCTAATTTTGGTGTGCGAGTAATCGTAAGAGTATTAAAATCCTCGTTTTTGTAATGGTAGTCTGTAATAGCCCTGAAACAATCGTCAATACACTCCATCTCCCCGCCGAGATGTCCTCCGTCGCCTCCATTAACTCGCACCTGATAAGCCACTTGGTCTAAATCAGCAATCTCCTCCTCGCTGGTGTCCGCTTCGTATAAGTCAAAGTCAAGTTTGTCGCACTCACAATCGTCTATCCGTCTGCCGCACTCACGACAACTATCCTCGCAGGTCAGCCACCCTGATTTAGGGTGTTTGTAGCAATATACCCCTTGGTCGTCTTCGGCGAATACCATCTTTTACTGTTGTTGATGTCTTCTGTAAGTAGTAGTGTTTCAACTTCAATTGTTTTTTAAATGATACGATGGAAAGTATATATTTATAAGTCGGTTGTTCCTCTAAATATTACCCAGTGTAAGGTGTAGGGTGTAGGGTCTGTTTTTATTAGTTTGTAATAGAAATCCCCAGCAACCCATTCTATATTTATAAAGTTAAAGACACCCTACACCCTACACCCAGCATTCCTTATAAAGACAATACTTTCCATCGTATCATTCTGTAAAAAATTGATTGCGAAATACACTATACTTCTATAAGCATCAACACAACAACAAACGATATTATTATCAAAATGTTTAACCAATATATTACCAACTGCGACGAGAGGATTGTGAGTATCAAGAATGCTCTTACCCTCTCCCGAAACAAGTGGACTATAATGGATTTATCAGGGGTCGCAACCGCAGAAATGAGAGTGGCTGGAGAGGACGAGAACCAGATGCTAAACATGCGTTTAAGAAGCGTGATGTTAGAGAAGAAGGCGTATAAACTCCTTCCATTTGAGAGTATGGCTGATGCCGAAAAGGTTATTCAGCACTTGAGCGACAATATCAAGACGATTGATGTGCTTACCACCATTAGCCGTAAGGTATATCACAACGAATTGAGTGGATTGTTTAAAGAAACTGAATGGGTCGCTCACCGCACAGGATTAGAGGAACAACGAGCATATATCAAGACAATGATGACCCGTTTCCAATCACAATACGCAGACAGATGTGCGACACAGACAAAGGAACTGTTGAGATTATCCCAACACGGTTCAGCAGAGGAAAAACGCAAGGCAACCGAGTGTATGAAACAAAGCGTCCAGATGGAATTGGAGAGAGTGAGAACTGGAGGAGCAAATCCTTTGGCGAGTAGATAGATAGATAGATAGATAGCAAATAGATTATTTCCAAAAAGAACAAAATAGATTAAAAAACGATTATAAAATAAATAAATAGATTAAAATAATAGATTATTCTTGATTGATATAGATTATTACTTACTCATATAGGTAGCACAACTGTTTTCTAAACTCATTCTTATAATATACCACCACATTAAAAAAAACATTCTTTTTTACTTAATTACTTTAACAAAATCCTAATTAATCTAACACCCTAAATATCCTCAACAATTTCTCCCCCTCTTTGAGCGACGCCTTTTGTTTCTTGATTGCGATTTCCCTTGCCTTTTTTTTCTT